ACGACGCTCTTCCGATCTCTACGTATTACGTATTGTATGGATTCTTCTTTTTTGCGTTGTTAGCAGCTTCGGTCTGAACATGCTGCATATGTTGTTCATGCGCAACATGTTGTTGGTGAGCAGTACCGTTCTTAGCCTGTAGTACCTTAGCCTTTAAACGCCGAGCAGTAGCCGTGTTCTTTAGATTGGCTAACCGATCAGTGTTTAAATAACCAGTAGTCTTAGTAGGCACCATCTTCGGCTGATTGAATGGCTTGTCATCCTCAGGAATGCCACGCTGCATAATTACGCCTCAGTGATATCGTCGAGCAAACCGTGCGAGTTACGACGGTGAGTACCCATTTCGGTATACATATACATCCGCGCCTCGTAAGCATCGAAGCCAATAACGCGCTGGAAGTTAGAACCGTCGTAATCCATCCAAGACCAATCCGACTCACGATAAAGCTTAATAGCCTTCTCGTTGAGGAAGAAAATCTTGTTGAACGGGCAGTCCACATCTACAACGATCGGGATTTCGCCCTTATCAGTCGTAAATGCAAGACCAGAGAATCCACCTTCGAATTGCTTGGTGTTTACATATCGCCGGTCGGTCTTAAGCAGGTTGAAGTAAGCACGACGGACACCAAGGGAGCAGAAACCAACCGTGGTATCTCCACCATTAGTGCGAACGTCGTCCACAACCTTAATCATTAACGCCTCGGTAAGCGCACGCTGCACACCACCGTTAGCATTAACAACCGACTTCCAAAGCGGAACAACCGTCGGGTCAACGTTGTAAAGCGTACCGGTGTTCTTAACAATAGAACGAAGACCGGTCATTTCACGGTTAGCGTTACCAGTACGAAGAACAACGTCCGTGGCTACAGTAGCAGCAGAAACGTCGGCACCGTTATAGGTAACAACCAAACCGTTAATAGCAGTGATCTGACGGTTAGAAGCTCGCGTAGTAGCAAGCGTAGCATCCATAATGTCGATCATCATACCGACTTCAAGATACTGCGTAGTGTCCACCGTAATGGTGTTAACACCATCGGCAGTAAGCGTAGCGCGAACACCAGTACCGTTACCGTAGAATTGGAAGTTCATGTCCTTAGCGAGATCCCGCTTAAGGCCAGTCATTTCCTCATCAAGAGCACTAGCAAAAGCCTGGAAGTTATCATCGGCGAGCTTAAGCGTCTGACCGGTGAAGTTAATACCACCGTAGAGATACTTAAGACCAACGCGAGCAGCAGCCGTAGCTTGCTGACCAGGAGTCGGGAGAGCTTCCATCTCATTACGGGCACCAATACCGTGGTTACGGCCTACACGTAATGGGAAAGTCACATAACGACCACCAACTTCGTTAGTGACACCCTCAGAAGTCTTTTCAATCCGCTTAAATCCGACAACGTCGGAGTTCATTTGGTCTTGAACGTCCTTCTCATAAACTTCCTTGAGAAGAGCGCTCACCGTAGTTAGGGTAGCACCCATTTAAGTATTATCCTCCACTATTAGCGTTCAGATTCTGTAAAGTCTGAACGATTAACGCCCTACGGTCTTTTCCAGTCATTTGTCCGACAGGAGTCTGTTGTGAAGGAAGGCCACCGCCGCCACCCATAATGACCGGTGCATTCTGGCTAGGCGAGCGATAATTCTGTACGATGTTGTTTACGTGCTCTTGGTAAGAGGCGATTGCGTTATCGATATCCTGCTCAGTGGGGTTTTCAACTCCACCAAAGTACAGAGTCTTTAATACCCAGTCCTCATCGAAATCGCCGTGCTTTTCTTGAGCCTGCGTAAACAATTGATCTAACGCAGCATCTTCCTGAGCTTCTTGCTGTTGCTGGGTAGACATAAGGGTATGTTGGCCCATTAATTCTACCATTTGCTTCATACGCTGAAATTCAGGGTGCTGCGTTACATCGAACAGCGCTTCATCTTCATCATTAGATTCTTCGTCGGGATTGGGTTGGCCCTGCTCCGTAGGAAGTTGCAGCTGATAGTGTTGGATCATGGCTTGAACAACAGCCATAGGATTTTCCTCTAATGCCTGACGAATTAAGTAACCTTCGTTTAAAGCACTAGGATCGATTTGCTGTTCTACGAACGGCTTATAAGCTGCATACTGGGAGTGTACCTTTTGAATACCCTGATCATAATTCTGATCCCATTGCATAAGCTCCGGGATAATTTGCTGATGCAGTCCCTGCGGAACACGAGAAAGAAGGTTAGACCATGCGGGGTTTAGCTTAACTTCCTCTTGTTGTCCTTGTGCGGGTTGCTGCTGAGATTGTCCTTGGTCTTGATTTAATAAACCAAAACCTTGATCGACAACCTCATTTTGTCCGCCTTCATTGGCAGGAACTGTCATTGCTACTCTCTCCGAGGCTGTACCATCTGGCCCTGACCTCTATTACTAGGCTACAGGGGCAGTCAACTACTGTCCCATATTAGATGAATCTGGCGGCATAGGTTCTGGGCCGCTAGGTTGTGAAGCTTGTTGATCGCCGGGGGGCGGTTCATTTTGTGGCTGCATCATATCGCCACCAGAAGGAGTATTCATATCAGAAGGTGGCGGTTGATTAGCTTGTTGCTCTGCAACGCTGATCATCATTTCGGGAGTAGGCATACCACCGATATGCGGAGCAGCAATAGCTTCCATATGCTTTTGAACGTGAACCTCAAACAAAAGCTGCTTCATAGGATCAAGCTGCTCGAATGCTTGAGACTTACGGTAACGGTTGTGCATATCAATATGGATAGCGTGGTTATCCCACGTATTAACAGGCACGACCGGCTCAGGCAATTTCGGCCTACCAGTCATAGGATCAATCATATATTGCTCAGGCGGCAAAGGTTGTCCTGTCGCCGGATCAGTAGGCGGAGCAAACATCTCTTCCACAAGCTGATCATCAATATTTTGCATCTTGAGATTTTCACGGCGAGCCTGGTTCTGATCAAGTTGGACAGCCTCATAAAGCTTAGCAAGGCCACCCATTTCAAGAACCTGCATACCTTGTTCTGGGGTAATAAAGCCCATCTTCATCCAGTCAGTAATAAGCGCCTGCTTGGCAGCCTTACTAGTCGGAAGAGACGAACCAGCTTCAATTCGAATGTCAGTGTTGTTCTTAAGGTCAGAGCCCTTAAACATAGCGGCATCCCAGGAACCATCCACGCCCGTAATCTTTACGATGCGGGGGATATCCCAGAACTGACCAACTAAACCAAGAGTTTGCTTCGCCATTTTCTCAAGAGCGGACTCAATGTTATCTACCTCAGCAGTTAACATAGAATCATCTTGCTCTTGCAGATACGAAATAGCTGTAGCTGCGGTAACACCAGGTGGGACATTGCCGCGAGTTACTTCGTGCTGGCCAGAAAGGTCATCAAAATCCTGATTTAATTGCTGAACTTCATTAAGAACATAAGAAGGGAGGGGCGTAAGCGGGATAGGCTGGGGAGGGGTGAAACCAGGCTTGTATTCAATTACCTGGCCAGGCTCAGTTGTAATCTTGCTAACATTAACCGATCCAATAGGAGCAGTTAACTGAGGCTTAGCCATACGGTTCTTGGCTTCAACAATTTGGCTGCGGGTACGGTTGTATTCACGTTGAACAGGAATAAGACTCTCAACTACAGAGATTCCGTAGTATTTTCCACTCGGAATATGGTCAATCTTAGCAAAACAAAATTGCCCATGATCGTACGGGAAGATAGGAGAGTATTGAATAACCTGATCACCTGTGATGGTTACAACTCCACCCTCAGGGAAATCCTTGTTAGCACCTGGCTTAATGTGCATTTCGTGAACTAGTACAGAGTCATTATCATTAGTGGTTTGACCCACCAGGTTTAGGTATGCGTCATTAAGAATCTCATTTGCACCCTTAGCGTTGGGCTTAATCTCTTGCCCATCCAGAGTCTTTTGGTAATGAGTCATCAGCCATTCAGGTGTCCTAGTGGACGAGTGAATTAGATATGGCTGCTCTTCTAAGAACTCTTCCCGAAGGTCTGGCACTAAGATATGAAAAGGAGTTTCCGCTGTATAGCATACGTCGCCCTGATAAGTGACGTCAAGATTGGGAGAATATTCTTTCCCACCATCCCAGTAAGTCTTGGTATAGCCCGTTCCACAAACTAAAGTCCACCATACTGCTTGGCGGACAATTTGCTTTAGGTCTTTACCATAATACATAGACTCCCAGATTTGCTCGCCAGCTTGAGCAGCAAACAAATCCGCATCATCAGAAGATGCTGGGATTACAGAAGCACTAGGCTTCTGTGACGTGAGCTTAGAAAGCTCTCGTCGAACAATTGGCTGGATTTTGTTGATAACCATACGAACACGCCAAGGGGGAGCAGGCGGAACAATTAACCGCGTACCAACACCCTTGACGTTTTGCGGGACTACATTTTGCCTTCCAAAGTAGAAGGCCATGTTTAAATACCACTGGCGCTCAAATTGCGAGCGAGCGGTTTTCATCTTTTGATATTGCTCATTGACGTAACGTGCTAATTTCTCAGCCTCTTTTGGGGATAACCGATCAACTTGCGCTTGTTGAACTTGAGGGTTAATCCCGGGAACCGAAGAGTTGTTGGGAGGCTGCGGCACCGTCTGGGTCATAAGCCTGTTCTCCTAACTCTTCTCCAGTTCCGCCATTTTGAGCCATCCATTGAGCCCATTCATTATAATCCGACTTACTAGTGTTCTCTGACTCAAAGGGAACCGAAGCCGAATTCATCATTTCCAACTGCTGATAAGTCAAAGGATCCTTGCTCAGAATCAGATTGTTCTGAGTCTTGATCAGTTGCATTAGTTGTTTCGTTTGTTGGTTCTGGTTTCTTTGGTTCATCAGATACAGGGTGACGACGCAGCCCAGTAAAATCAGTACCAGAGAAAAGGCCAGTATCCCGTAGAGTGTTGATTGCTCCATTTAAAGCTTCGTCCTTTTGATGAAACTCCAGAATTCGCTGCCGTGCTGAATCAAGTTCGTTTTCTAATGCCCTAGCCTGCTCAGGCATCAAACAGCCAAGGGCATTAGCAACCTCAGTCATGCAGAAGGTACAGAAGTAAATGACTCCGACAAATTCAATATCTCTACCGATATCAATATATTGCCGGTCATCATTCCTACTGGTACCACACAGCATACAAACACCTGGATTTAAGCGCGGTGACTCTAAGATTTGAACCTTAGACGACACAACCTTAACAGGTGTTTCAGTCATTAGACGTTATCGCCTTCGTGAGTTTCAGTGGGGGAATTAAAACTCGGAACTTCCTGGGACGGCGGAACACCATCGTCCTCAGTCTTAACAGTTTCCGAAGCAGGCCGGTTTTGATTCTTCTCAACAAGTTCCTGATAACGCTGGGCGCCCTCTAAAGCAGCGACCTTACTAGAATCGTTATCCCAGTTAGCTTGCGTCGGGTCCGGCTCATTAACAGGAGCAGGAACAACATAAGAATCAACCGGGTCGTTCTCAACTTCCAGCGTGTCAGAAATGTGAGACTTATCGGTATCCGTCTCAACAAGCTGCGACTTCGGAACTAACTTCGTAGCAACATCAGCCGGGGGATTATCTAAATCCGGCTCGCGGTCTTCCATCTTTGCACGGCGGATTTCAGCTTCCTCACGCTGAATATCATCCATGTAAGGACCACCAGTTCGCCGCGTCTTTCCGTGCGACGCAAGATAAAGGTCAACCTTCTGGTCGCCATTATCCTCGACGGTCTTATTCGTGTCTAAATGGTCGACGTTGTAATTCGACTCCACAGACATGCTTACTACCTCTCCAAGAGCGGCTATTGCTTCTTTAACTCTATCGTCCATGTCAACACCTACCATTCCCCACCCATATATTCGTCGGCACCTTGAATAAACCAGTCGCCGTCGATTTTGGTTTGTCCCGATTTAGAATTCTTATCATAACGAGGTACGTGAATGTCTCGCCCCTCTGGGAATCCTAAATTAGAAGGAGGGGGAGGATCAATTGGTTTAATAGGAGTAAGGTCAGGCATAAGAGTAAAGAAATATCTAGCAGAGTCAACTGCGTGATCATCCTTCTTATGCGGCACATCAAATTTGTTATTGGATCGTTCCGACTTCTTACTCGCCCATGTCTTCCAACGGTACTTTTGGATCTCACGAATAAGATTGACGCAATTCTCTGTAATAACCCATCGAGGCTTCTTACCATTTTTGATGTCATGGCTCAGGTACGTGTTGACCTTGTTGATGCCTGACAAGACGTCGTTATTCCCGAGAGTAATGAAGATACCGTTTTGAGCATATTCAGTTTGAATGCTGGTACCG